AACGGTGATGAAGTGACCGTATCAACAAACCTTCAGTTCTTATCAAATCCGAAGGTCCAGGTAGATTCAATTGAAGAACCGGTTAAGGAACCTGAAACTGAAGAAAATCAGGAAAAGGAAGAAGAAGTCGATAAATAGAAAAATAGTAACGAATTATGGAAATACGTTCAACAGATATTAAGTACACATTAGGTGAGAATGATGTCATAGAAGGTTGCGCTATCGTATTCAACAGCATATCCAACGTTCTTTACGACAAGGATAAGAAAAGGTTTTTCCGTGAGGTTATAGCTCCGGAAGCAATCACCCAGGAACTTATCGATAATTCCGATATTAAGTTCCTTATCAACCACAACAAAGACCAGATGGTTGCAAGACGTAAGAACGGACAGGGTTCTTTAAGTGTCGAATGAAGGGAAGACGGTGTTTATTTCTCATTCACCAAGCCAAACACAACCCTCGGTAATGACCTTTACGAAATGATTCAGAGGGGTGACCTTTCCGCCTGTTCATTTGCATTCATCGACGGTGATGTAGATTGGGATTTCAGTGACCGTTCAATGCCTATCCGTACGGTTCATTCTATAAGGGCATTATTCGATTTGTCTTGTGTTGCAGATCCCGCTTATTCCGAAACCGAGATTTCAGCACGCTCAATAGAGGATCTTGAAAAGACTATTGAAGCTGAAAAAGCTGAAACCGAGGAAGTTAAAGAGACCCCTGAAGTAAAGGAAGAACCAAAAGAACAAGATACGAATGAGGAAACAACCGCACCAGAAGTGAAGGAAACGGAGGGAAAAGCAGAGGAAGAAAATCGCGAAGATGATTCTTATCTCGAAGACCTTAAACCGTACAAAGAAATCTTGGAAAAACTTTAATAAATATAAAAAATAATCGGATCCCTATGAACAAACAGGAATTAATGAATGGGGTCGCTGAAATCAAAGAAGAACTCAGAAACATAGTTGAGACCGCTGAAACCGAAAAGCGTTCACTTTCCGATGAAGAAAAAGCTCTCTTTGAAGAAAAGCAGAATAGACTCAATGAATTAAAAGAATCTCTTGCAACAGTCGAGGCCCGTGAACAAGCACAGATTGAAGCAGAGGAAGCAAATAAAAGAAATTTAGAAACTAAAGAAAACAAAAATAAAAGAAATATTTCTATGAAAAAAGAATTCAAACAGCAAATAGCTGATGCGATGCAGGCAATTGCCAATAACCGTTCAACTGAAGCTTTCGAGAATGTTGCTGGTAATCAGATCGAACTTCGTGCTACCACATTACACGATGACGACACCGAACCACTTGATGTTGAGGAAAGAATGCCTTTACTTGAACCCCTTCAGAATGCCCTTCTTGTTAACAAGGTTGGTGTAAAGGTTATCAATAGTGCAAATGCAGTCACTCTCCCTTCTGTTAATGAGGTGGAAGCTACACTCGAAGGTGAAGTAACCGAACTTACCGGACAGAAACTTGATTTCTCAAAGCGTCAGTTAGATCCAAAGCGTATTGGTATTTCCCTTCCTTTCTCAAATTCCGCTATTAAACATGCAGACCGCGATCTCGTAGCTTATGCAATGGACCTTGCAGGTCGTGCAACCGCACAGCTCGTTAACAAATGGATGTTCGCTCCTACTGCTATCGATGCTTCTGCTCAAGGTATTTTCACCGAGAAACTTGCTACCGATGCTTCTGTAGCTAAGAAAGCTACCTGAGAGAATATCGTAGATCTCGAAGCTCAGGTTAAAGCTGCAAATGTAAACATCGACGAAACCGCCGCTTACGTTATGTCTCCACAGACTGAGGCAAAACTCAAGAGTGCTCCTGTAGCTCTTAAGGGTAACAACCATACTGGTAAGTTCATAATCGAAGATAATCGTATAAATGGGTATCCGTATCTTGTATCTGGTGTTGTAAGAGATGCTTCCGCAAATGATTATATCGGTTTCGGTGTATTCAGTAACGCTCTTATTCAGAATGTTGGTACATTATGCCTCGTAGTAGATAATCTTAGCCAGTCTAAGAAGAACATCACAGAGGTTAACTTCAATACCGAGTATGCTGTTGATGTACAGCGTCCTGAAGCTTTCGCATGTATGAAGGTAGATGCTAGCTCATTCGTAGCTTAATCGCTTCTTTTTCCACCATATTTTGAGAAGTTAGTCGAATATTCGGCTAACTTTTCTTTTATAATTTTTTTAATGTCAAAATAATCTGCTATACTCGCTATAGATAAAGCAAATCACTGATACAATGGGTGCTATATATGGTTATCATAATATTGTAAATGACAAATGGTATATTGGTCAGACAGTTGATGAACATAGGAGAAAGAATGCTCATAACTGTAAGACATCAAAACAATATATTGATTGTGTATTACGAAAACATTCAGATGAATTTGAATATTATATCATCGAAAATGATATTGATAATTCTTTACTGGATGAACGAGAAGATTATTGGATTAAACAAAAGAATGCACTTTGGCCTAATGGTTATAATCTGACTACTGGAGGAAATGATAAAAAAAGTATAAGTGACATTTCTAGACAAAGGATGTCTGAGTCTGCTCATAATAGGAAGTATTCCGTTTCTATTGAGTTCTCAAAAGAACATAAAGAAAGATTATCTGTATCTCATATGGGTAAGTCTTTATCAAAAGAACATAAGGAAAACATTAGTAAGGCATTGAAAGAAAGTGCCTATTGGAAAGGAAAGTCAATTCCGGATGAGATTAAAATGAAAACAGCCAAACCTATTGTTGCAATCAGTAAAGACGGAAATGAAACATTGACTTTTATAGGAGCGAATGATGCGGCGAAACAACTTGGTATAGCACAATCAAATATTGTTGCTTGTCTTAAAGGAAGGAAAAAATCTATAGGCGGTTACTATTGGGCATATGCATCATAAAAGAAATCCCCGGGATTCAGGTCTCGGGGATTTTTATTTTATTGCGGTAATAATAAGCTATGCATTCTTTCGATTAACCTTTTATCTTCAATAGAATCGGTAAACTTGTGTATTAGAGCTAATATTGATTTTTGTTGTTTATCAAACTCACGCATGTCAAGTTGTCCATGCATAACGTTGTGGAGAAGTTGCTTTCGAAAATCTGTTTTTAATAATACGGGATAATAACAAGTATCATAACAGTATGTTCCTATCTTACAGCCGTTAATGATATAATCTACAAAAATATGATGTGTCCGCTGTACTACAAGCAGATTTTTATTCTTTGCTTCCTGTTTTAAAATGGCTTTGGTTAATCCGGACTGACGGACTTCACCATTTTTAGGATTCACGGTTTCAAAAACTCTATTCGCTCTAGGGAAAAATGTTACGCCTTCCCATGCATAACCAAATTGAAAAGCGGGATCATTAATCCGTCCATATAAATCATTAGTTAAAAACTTACAGGTAACATCTTCAATAAGTTTTTCAATCCGGTTTAAAACCCAATCGTTGTCAAAGAACACATCAGCATAGGTCTGTTCTTCTTCATCTTTAAATTCTTCGTCGAACATATCACTTAACGTTTTCACAAAGGTAAGTGAAAACCGGCACATTAAAAAATCCCGATAAATAGCTAAAGAAGAATAGTCTATGAAACTTACCAACAATTTTGCCCTTGAAGAATTTGAACGTTCTTCTACGGCAACCGCCCATAATATCAATAATAAGATTCCTCAAAAGTATTACGGCAGCCTTTACAAACTGGCTAATATGTTACAAAAGATCAGGGATAGATTCGGTAAACCAATTAGGATCACCTCGGGATACAGGTGTGAGGAACTTAATAATCTGGTAAAAGGTTCAAAGACTTCACAACACCGTTTTGCACAGGCTGCCGATATTACAAGTTCTAATAATGCGGCACTGTGAAACCTTATTATGCAGATGATAAAAGACGGGGATATTGAAGTAGGTCAATTGATATGGGAATACGGTACAAAGAAATCTCCTTCCTGGATTCACATTTCAATAACCAACGGCAGTAAGTTGAATCAGATTATCTATTACTACAATTAAGAAAAAGAAGTGTTTATGAAATATTCAGTAATTTCCTATGTGTTCTGTGGCTATGAGATACCACGTGAAGTTCAGAATCCGGATCCAGATGTAGAATATATCATGGTTACCGATGATGAAAATACAAAACTCAATACCTGGAAAGTTATTGTTGACCATGATCTGGACGGTCTTTCTCCGTTTGACAAGTGTTATGCGGTCAGGTTCAACTGTTTTAAATACTGTTCAACTGATATTTGTATCCGTATAGACGGTTCGATGGAGATTGTCGGTTCATTGGATTACCTGGTAGACAAGCTCAATGAAGGCGGTTATGTCGGTGCGATTATGGTCCATCCTTGAAGGAATAACGTTCTTGAGGAATATGCGGTGTGAGTTCAGACCCGCGGATATTCACACAAGAAGGCAAACCAAATTCTTAACTGTATGTTGTGCACCGGATATGACATTCAGAATTATAAAGGTCTTTATCAGGGCTGCATTTCGATACAGAGACGTTGCAAGGTTACCGATGATATTGACCGTATGGTTATGGCCCTTCTTAAATATTTCGGTGATGAAAACAATATAGAGAGACTTGACCAGACCATTTCGTCAATGGTAATCAACAAGTGGTTCAACAACGTTAAGTTCATGCCGCTTTCACAGAGGATTCTCGGCGGTAACCCATTCAAGATCTATCCTCACAACGAGAAAAAGAGCGTCGGCCTTATACTCGACGTTCCCAACCTTCCATACAGTTTTAACTTCGAACAGATGCCTTTTGCCGATAAAGGATTCCTGTTTAATGAGGAAGTAGATTTGGTTTGATAAATATACAAAGAAATAAGAATTGAAATGACTTACATCACAGTAGAAGAGATGAGGCGTTGAATGAATATTCCGTTTACGGATGACGACCTTACAATAGCGGAGATGATAGAAGGTGCAGAAGATGCAGTTATCCGTCACCTCAACAGGGATTCATATGCCGAGTTGGTCGATGCTTCCACCAATGATATTCCTTCCGGCCTTAAAACAGCCATAAAGACCATGGTAGCCAATCTTTATCAGAACAGGGAATCAATCGCATATGGTCAGCCTTATAAGGTCCCATATACCTACGAATACCTTTTGCAGCCATATAAAAAATACACGAGAGAATAATGAGAAGTGGATCTTTAATACATCCAGTAGAGATATACCGTTTGGTTACGCAACAGTCCGCATCGGGTGCAATGTCCAAGGTAAGGACCAAGATAATGGACATTCGCTGTGCACTTGTTAAACAATCCGGTAATTATGTCCAGTTCAATACCGAAGAAATGGACAGGGTTAGCATTGTATTACAGACATGGTTGATAAAGGATATTAAAGATTCCGATACGTTCTGTTTCTCCGGTGCC